ACCATATTGCTGCCCTGGTTTAATTTGCGTTCATGCGACGGGTAGACGGCTTGTTGTTGGAGTGCACGCGGTGTCGGCAGATGCGGCCTCGCGGTCAATTTCATAAACGCGTGGGTGGCGGTTGGCGGTCGCACTGTAAAGATTGCGCCAAGCCTGCGCGGGCGGCGGTGGCGTCCAGGCGTCGTAAGCGGGTGGTGGGCAGCTACCGGGCCGAAGACGTGCATAAAATTTATGCAAAGCAGGGCGGCTTATGCACGGGGTGTAATCGGTTTTTGGCGTGGTCGGGGTATCACGTCGATCACGTCGTGCCGATCGCCAAGAGTGGGTTGAACGTAGCGAGCAATCTGCAACTGCTGTGTCCGAGGTGTAATTTGCGCAAGGGGGCGAAGTAATGGATTGGGATACGGTGGCGGGGGGTATAACGGCGCTGGTGATTTACTTGGCGTTTGCGTATCTGATAGGCCGGTGTTTGGAGCAAGGGGATGACGACGAAGAGTAAGCGCGGGTTTGCGTCGATGAGTCCGGAGCGGTTGGCCGAGGTATCGGCTCGCGGCGGTCGGGGATCAACGCGTGAACAGCGGGTGTTTTTTAAGGATCGTGGCCTGGCAAAGGCGGCGGGTAAGCAGGGTGCAAAAGCGGCGCACACATCCGCGCCGTTGCATCCGACGTTGGTAGCGGCGTTAAAACAGGAAGGAGAATGACATGAGTTACGCGTGGGACGAGTTGTTGGCGTTTGCGCAAGAGGGCGAGCGGTGGGTCGAAAGCGAAAGTTCGCACGTCGCGGTGTTGACGGCGCGAGCGATGCACGCGGCGCGTGAGCTGGCGTCCAGTTTAGTGAATAACGTGGAATCGTATTTGTCGGACGAGGACGTGCAAGCGGCCACCGACGTAGTGAACGCGGTTGACCCGGACGACGCGGCGATTTTAACAACGGCTGAGCAGGCTGCGCCGGCATTGGAGAACAACTAACATGGCGGTCAAGAAGAAGGTAGCGCCGAAGCCCAAGCCCAAGCACAAGGCCGTCAAAGAAAAAACGTTTCCGCGCAGTGAAGTGGGTGCGCATCCCAGCGACTACGTGACGGATTACGTGAAGCCGAAGTCAAAGAAATAACTGATGGCGAAATTCCCCACCGCTCAGTTCATCGAGTTTACGAAGGCGGTCAAGATTGATTCCAAGGAACAGGGCGTGATTCGCTTGGGCGATGCGCTGCTGGGGACTCAGCGGTGGGTGTTAGAGCGCATCATCAAGGGGTTGGAAGAAGATCGGCACGAGTTTGTGACGCTGAAGTGCCGGCAGGCCGGTATTTCAACGATCAGTTTGGCGTTGGATTTGTTCTGGTTGTTTCGGCATCGCGGCATGACCGGGATGTTGGCCGTGCACGAAGATACCGCGCGCGACCAATTCCGTTCGACGTTAGAGTTGTATTACTCGTCGTTGCCGGACGAATGGAAGCGTCCGATCAAGGATCACAACCGCAATCAGTTGGTGCTGACCACCGGAACGAAGTTGTTATACCGCGTGGCTGGAACCAAGAAGTCGGGTAAGGGATCGTTGGGCCGTTCATCGGCACCGTCGTTTTTACACGCCACAGAAATGAGTTCGTGGGGCGACCCGGAAGGGTTTGCGTCGTTGCGAGCGTCGTTGGCGCAGAAGAACCCCAACCGGTTGTACCACTGGGAGTCAACGGCTCGCGGGTTTGAGAATTTGTTTTACGACCAGTGGGAAGAAGCCAAGCAGGCGTCGTCGATGCAGGCGATTTTTGTGTCATGGTGGGCCAACGAGATGTATCGGTTGGAGAAGTCGGATCCGCTGTATAAAGTATACTACGGTAAAGACGGCGCGTTCACGTCCGAAGAAAAAGCCTGGGCACGCGAGGTGCGCACGTTGTACGGCGTAGAGATTGACCCCTGCCAGATTGCGTGGTGGCGTTGGTTAGCCGCCGAGCAGCAGCAAGACGAGTCGATGCGCCTGCAAGAATACCCGTGGACAGAACATCAGGCGTTCCAAGCGTCGGGCAGTCAGTTCTTCAGCAGCACGGAATTAAGTCGGCTGTACACGGAAAGCAACAAGCGCGAGGCACCCGATTACTACCGGTTAACGTTTGGCGATGATTTTACGGACACGCAGGTGATCAACTGTAACGCCAAGACCAGCACGTTGAAGGTGTGGAGTAATCCGGCGCAGCGCGGGTTCTACGTGTTGGGGGCCGATCCCGCGTACGGGTCGTCGGAAAACGCCGACGGGTTTTGTATATCCGTTTGGCGGGTGTGGTCGGATCGCGCCGAGCAGGTGGCCGAGTTTGTGGATTACGAGATGACCACCGCGCAGTTTGCGTGGGCGATCGCGTACCTGTGCGGGGCGTACGGGCCTTGCACGTTCAACTTGGAAGTGTCGGGGCCAGGTCACGCGGTGTTAAACGAAATTCAGAACATGCGTAAAGAGCGCGCGTTTGGGTTGGCGTCCAACCGACCGGTGCTGCGCGACGTGTTGGGATCCATGCGGGATTTTCTGTATCGTAAGTACGACTCGATCTACGGAACGCCCGGTGCGTTGCACACGCAGACCTCGTTCCAGATGAAAGAGCGCATGATGAACACGTTGCGTGATTACGTGGAACGTAAGATGGCCGCACCGGTCAGCCGCGAGTTGGTCAGCGAAATGTCCAACATCACGCGCGAGGCCGGGGCCGCGCCGTCTGCACCGGATCATCGTAAAGACGATCGCGTGATTGCGGCGGCGTTGGCGATTCTAGCGTGGAACGATCAGGTACGCACGAAGCTGATGGCACAAGGAATGAGTTATGAAGAGCATGTACGCAAGGAAACTCAGATTAAGGTACAGACTCCCGGTGTTACCGTCGCTGGGCAACAGATGGTACGAGACTATTTCAAGAAGTTAGGCATTGTGCAGACCAAGCAAGACGTGATCAGCACGAACACCAAGGTGTATACGGGCAACCGGTAGGGGGATGTATGGCGGTGTTGAAAGAATTTAAGTGTAAAGCACACGGTGCGTTTGAAGCGTTTGCGGGTGACGAGCTGCCGGAGTGCCCGCAAGGGTGTCATCCGCGTTGGGTCACGCGTGAAATTCGCACCCCGCCAGCCGCTCGCGGCATCCAAACCGGCACGTTAGACCAGTTGCAGCGCGGTATTGCGCACGATTTTGGGTTGTCCGACCTGAAAAACGACAAGCACAGCAACGCCTCCGTGATGGATACGCTGCGTAAAGGCGAGGATATGCGCCCGAAATGGGTGGACGTACCCGGTAAAATGAAGGAAGGCTGGGCGTCCCGAGGGGAAAAAGCCGCGTCGGTGGACATTGGCAAGACGTTTGGTATGCAATCGGACAACGCATTGGCTAGAGTTAACCCCAGCAGTAAAATACCTACCAACGTGGTAGGCAAATGGGACGGTAAATAAATGAGACTCCCCCCGGTAAAAGAACGGTTTGCGTTCTACGCAGACCTGGTGAACAAGTGTAATCACAGCCGTGACGCCCGAAAACGGCAATACACGCTGTGGAAATCGTATTTTTTGTACGGCGGCGGGCCGAACATGACCGAAAATACGGTCAACAAGATTTACTCGCACGTCGAACAGCTGTGTTCGTTGATGTATTCGAGTGAAACGACGCGTTTTAGCATCGATTTGTCGCCGTCGGCGTCGAATTTGTTTAAGGCGCAGGTGCCGGCGTTAATGCACGCGCTGAATGAGGAGTGGCACTCGTCCAACGTGGACAACGTGTTCAACATGGCCCTGCTGTGGTCGTTTGTGTACGGTTCCACGTTCATCAAGACGCGCGTATCGGGCACCGAGATTGAAACGCACATGGTCAGTCCGCACGATTTCGGCGTGTTGCGGGAAGATACGAACCAGTTGTGGCGTCAAGAAGCGTTCTGCCACTCGTATTTCATCACGAAGTCGCAGTTTGTGTACGAAATGCGCGAGATTGAACACCCGCGGTTAGAACAGATTCTCAAAACCGCGATCGCGGTGCCGCGCACGGTAGCCGAGGAGTCCACGCAGGGGTTGGATCGCATCGTGACCAGCGCGTCAAACCCGCAGGTGACGGGTAACGTGAATTTTGATCTGTCGTCGCCGAATAAGTACAAGCCGGTAGTGTCCGAAGAGATGCTCCAGATGTACGAACTGTACGTGTTTGATGACGAGGAAAAAGATTTTCGAGTGGTGACGATTGCCGATCCTGGCGTGGTGGTGTTTGACCGTCCGATCAAGGAAATGTTTATCAAGGGCGAGATTCCGTTTGTGCAGGTTTGTCCCAGCCCCGCGCCGGATTATTTCTGGGGGTATTCCGAAACGGATAAATTAATTCCGCTCCAGAAGATGCGTAACACGCGCATGGATCAGGTCATGCACATGCTGAATTTGCAGACCATGCCGCCGAAGTACGCGTCCGGGTTTGACGGCGCGCAAGACGAGATGGCCTTGGCGATGGATTCGCCGAACGGGTTGGTTGTGTCGGGTATGCCGGGTGCGAAGTTTGAGGCGATGGTGCCCAAGGTGCCCGAGG